AAGGTGAGCGTAGAATATTACAGGCGCAGCAGGTGGGCGCAGCAGGGTTAGCTGACACAATCGTTGCTAGTGACGGCACCATGACTATTGGTGACTTCGTAGAAGGTGGGCCAACACTTACAGATAAAAGCGTTGGTTTAACCGGAAAAGAAGAGGCTCTTCGTTTGTTAGAAAACAAATTGAAGATAGGGGCAGAAGCAAGCGCGCTTTTTGCTGGTGTACCGTATGCCATAAAAGGATTAGCTATTATGGGCAAGCCTGTCGCTGACATTACAGGGGCAGGGCTTGAGGCAGTTGCAGTTCCAACGGTTACAAAACTTAGGGCAGCAGCAGAAGCAGCGGGTAACTCTAGGCTTGCAGAGTCAATAGGTAACATACCGATTAACAGCACAATTTTAAACCTAACCAGGGGTCGTTCAAACACTACAGTTGGTGACGTTTATAAAGGACTGATGGCAAGGTTTAGATTCAGAGGCAACCTTTCCGAGGATGTAGCAGAAGTTCGGGGCGGGATGCAAGGCTACCTTGATTCTGTCGCAACCAAAGCTGGTCGTACAATGAAACAGCTTGAAGATTCAATTGACAAGGAACTTGGTACAAACACAAGACTTGGTAAATTCATGCGCGGCAGGTCAACCGCTCTTGAAAGATCAGAAATTTTAAATAGTGTCTATAGATTTTTAACAGAAGAAACACCGGAAGGTCGGCAGGCTTTACTAAACTCACTGCCCACTCCACAGGTTAGACGTGCTGCGCAAAGAATGCGTAATCAAATAGATGATCTTACACTAGACATATCACGGTCACGTTACTTCACACAGGCACTTGGAGAAGACGCACAGGCAGAAATACTAGCTAACCTTGGGTCCTATCTTCGTAAAAAGTACAGAGTGTTTGACGATCCTGATGCATATTTTGGAAACCCGTCCAAAAACATACGTCCATCTCAGGAATATATTCAAAACAGAAACGCAGCGTCTAATCTGCTATCAGACCCAAACAACTACAACTCAACAAGAGACCTGTATTCTAAAATGGTGCGCCCACTAGGAGAGGGGGAAGAGCTTGGAATTCGTACTGATGGGGGCGTTGCGCCGCAGTTTGTTAATGAAATACTTGATAAGATTGCTAACAACTATCGTAAAAAAGTAGGGTTTGGTTTAGATGACAAAGTGTCCGGTAGGGTTATTAGGGACAAGCTGAAGACTGGTCTTCTTGCTCCAAGACGTGTGGACAATGAAGCCATTCGTTTGATGTTGGGTGAAATTAAAGACCCGATAGATGCTTTTGCTATCACGATGGCTGACATGTCAGAGTTCATAGCCAAGGAAAGATTTTATTCTTTTATGGACTCAACAAAAGTCGTAGACCCTAACCTTGTACAGGGCGGTAGATTAGCAGATGATTCTGACATCATTAGCGGGGATGTTTGGAACCGTCTGAGCAGAGAGGAACGGGCAAAATACGTTGAGCTTACAGAAGATGGCACAGGCACCTTACAATCCAGAAGTAGAAAAAATAATTTAGACGACGCAGGAAACGAAATATCCACTGATGAGACTTGGGTGAAGCGCGGAGTGTACAACGACATAACCCGCGCCACTTGGTATGAAACAATGCCAGTTATAAATTTAGGTTATGGTCTAATGATGTTGGGTAAAGGCTTTGCGCAAAAAGCGGCAACAGTCTTCAGTCCCATAACACAAATCCGCAACGTAACTTCTGCTGCTTTGTTTGCTGCGGCTAACGGAAACTGGGGGCGTGGGGCAAATGTCGGTGAGTCTATGTCCTTGGTTATTGAGAATCTTAAAAGAACTGCACCAGAAAAACGTGCAGAGTTTTATCAGATGCTGCAAGAGAATGGTGTTATTGGAACACAAGCACAAGTTCGTGAAATTGACCGCATCATTAAAGATGGTTTAGAAGTTACACGCGGCGGAGAGTTTGATCAGTTCGGCGTAAACCTTGCGCAGAAGAAAACCAGAGGTAAACTTGGTCAGTTTATTAGTGGCATAGATCAACGCGCAAGAGATCTGTACCAAGGCGGTGACGACATCTGGAAGATTTACAGCTTTGACTTTGAACGCTCAAAGTTGCTAAACGCTTTTAGGGGCAACGAACAGTTAGCTGAAAGATACGCCAGACAAAGAGGCTTTAAAGACTTAAACGCTTACGCTGCTGACATTGTAAAGAATACAGTTCCAAACTACGACCGTGTTCCTCAGTTTGTTAAAGACCTTCGCAAGTTGCCCGTTGGTAACTTTATAGCGTTCCCCGCAGAAATAATTCGTACAACAACTAATACCTTAAAGCGGTCAGTAGATGAAATACAAGAAGGCCGTCGTATGATGGATGAAGGCCGTCAGATTTTAGACCGTGGCGGAGACGCAACTATGTACGAAACGGGGCAGAACCTACGAGATATTGGTCGCCGTCGTTTAACAGGATTAACTTTAACAACCTCAGTGGCAGGGCCATCAATACAGCAGTTTGGAATGTTGATGACCAACACAACAGCAGAGGCTATTGATGCGTTGCGTGAGATATCTCCACCTTGGAGCCAAAACAGCACACTAGTTCCTACCTCGGTAGATAAGGATGGTCAGCTTACTGGCTACATAGACTACAGCTTCTTTAATCCATACGATTATTTAAAACGTCCGATTTCAGCTATATTAAATGAAGTTAATAAGGGTAGAGAATTAGGTCTTGATTCAAGTAAGATTGCAACAAACGCAGCTAAACAGATGCTTTCAGAAATGTTAAGTCCGTTTGCGGAAGAATCAATTTTTACAGAAAGACTGGCTGATGTGTTTTTAAGAGGCGGAGAAACACGAACAGGTGCCCGTGTATACAGAGAAGGTGACGCAGACAGTGACGGGGAAAAAGCGGCTAAGTCTTTTGTTCATGTAATGGGTGCGTTGAACCCAGGAATTCTTAGGGAAACAATTGGTGACCTTGCAGCAGTAGATCCACAAACCACACAATTAGAAAGAAATTTTATCTTCGGTGGCGATTTAGAAATGAACAGCCGAATAGCAACTGCTATTGGTGCAGGGGTGGATAACAGAGGTAACGTGAGACAGATAGGTGAAGAGCTTGTTCGACTAGTGACAGGTATTGGTGAGTATAAAGTAACACCTGAAAGGGCATTAATGTATCGTGGGTTAGAGTACAACGAAGATAGTAGAAAACCACAAGGTGCTTTTAACAAAGCACTGCGCACAGGATTTTCAACGCCACTATCTATGGATAATGTAGTCGTAGCGTACAACGCACAGAATGAAGCGGCTTATCGTATTCAAAGTAAAATGTACAGACTCATACAAAAAATGACTGACTTGGGTATGAAAAAAGATAAAATAAAAAAGGCACTAAAAAAGAACAAAATAGCGAACTGGGAACGTGTTTCACAAGGACTGTTTACGCCTGTGAAAATACCCGATGAAATTGTAAAGCAGGTAAATTTTGCACAAGACGACTATGGCGGAGACAAAGTGGACACAAATCTTTTAGGCCAGTTGCGTTCTCAAGCACAGGAAAGAAGACTTTCAACAAAACTACCAGAGGGTGAGCTTCCGTTAGGTCGAAAAAGAAATCCTAAGTTTGAATACTTAGACCAGTTTGGCAGTGTGGATACACAGACTGAAGAACAACCAGTTGCAGCAGCCGTCCCTCCTCCAGCGGCAGCGCAAGCGGGGGTCGCACCTGCCCAAATGGCGGCCCCCGCACTTAACACCGCGAACCTCGATCCTTCGCTCTTGGGTGACAACCCAGTTGAGCGTGAACGAAACTTACAGATAGCACAGAGGACAAGATGAAATCTACAACCATAGACCAGCTACGTCAGGAGCTTGCTTCTGATGAGGGCTGCAAGTACGAAATATATTTGGACCACCTAAATTTACCAACTTTCGGAATTGGTCACCTCATAAAAAAGGATGACCCCGAATACGGCAAGCCTGTTGGTACAGTCATAGAACAGGAACGTGTGGACAACGTGTTTAAGTTGGACATCGCTGTCACACTTGAGGACTGTCACCGCCTGTATCCAGACTGGAACGACCTACCAGAAGAATGTCAGCTTATCATTGCAAACATGATGTTCAACCTGGGGTATCCCCGCCTGTCAAAGTTTGTCGGAATGAAGGCAGGGGTAGACGCACGAGACTTCAATGAAGCAGCCGATCAGATGGTCGACTCGAAGTGGTATACGCAGGTGCCGAA